TGAGCCTTTGTATGGCCATGTGTTTTTTGATGTTTTTCAAGAGTATTTTTTTGTCTGGTAGTTAGTTTCACAGTTACCTCTTTTTGTTGTATTTAGTATATATAGCCGCATCTGCTGTTCTTGCTCCTCCCTTGCCTGTCATGTAACTATTAACTCTGCCCATTGCCCACGCACCCATAGGAACATTTCTTGACCCACTTCCAAGATATGCCCCTTGTCCTTTTCGATAGACCTCCGCTAGTTCTCCATAAAAAAACTTAGTGTCTTTTGCTTTTGCTTTTAAACTACTTTTTACTTTTTCGCTTAGTGGTTTTCTTCTTTTTACTTGCGACATTTTGTTTAGTGCGTGATTTGGATACAGCTTTTATATCAATAAATTCTCCTTTTCTGTAGGCTTCGGCAGTCCTTTTGATTTCAGCCGCCTTTGCACTCCTGTTTTTAGATCCAGACAGATATTTTTTTGGAACACCTGTCTTTTTGTCTTTAGGAACTCTCCTTAGTTTCTTTTTTTTCACTTGTTACCTTCTTTGTTTTTTTTGCAGTAGCTTTTGGTTCTTTCTTTGATTCATCATAAGTTTGAACCTTAAATGTATATCCCATTACTTTTTACCTCCTTTTTTTACTTTCTTTACTTTCTTAGGTTTGCCGTACATAGGAAAAGAAATAGCTGCTTTTATCTTACTTCTTTTTACGTTTTTTAGCAGTTGACAAAGCTATCGCCACAGCTTGTGATCTTGATTTGCCCTCCTTCATAAGCATCTTTATATTTCCAGTTATAGTTTTTTGTGATTTTCCTTTTTTAATTGGCATCTTTGTACTTATCAGCTAACTCTACTAATGTTAGCTCTGTTCCATCTTCTCGGATAATTTTTTTCAACGCATTTGTAGCATTTAATTGTTTATTTCCTCTTTTAGGATTCATCAGAAAATTAAAATATTTTTTCTTTTTTCCTAAAACTTTTTCTTGTATGTCAGGATTTTCCTTTAACCAATTTGCATAGTTTGTCTCTTGAGGCACTCGCCCAGTTGCACTTGGTCTTGTATTTGGAAAAGCTCTACCTAATACTTCATCATCCAGAACTGGAACTGTTGTTGATCGACAATTAAAATGCTGTGGAGGAACTGGCCCTTGATCATATTTAAATAATTGGCCATCCAATCTTTGGCAGATAGAGCTTGTTCTTGCATCAAGGGTTGCAACATATTGGTATTGTCCAGTTATATCTTCATTCGCCGCATAAACAGCTTGACTTGCTGCATTTTGTACTTGATTAACGGTAGTTCTGACAACAGTTTGTATTTGTTTATTTGAAAGAAACATTCCCTCAGAGTTTTTTAAAGCACTATTTAAAGCAATTGCACTTTGTGGTTTACTGTTAAATCTGAGATTCGGCCCTTTTAATCTCCTTGTGATTTTTGGCAACGATTCTCCCTCTAATACTCCTAACCTAATTGCTCTTGATATTTTTGACGCAGAATTTTCTGCTATACCTCTAAATGATTTTTTTACGGTATCACCATTTGGGAGAGAAATATCTGAACCTCTTTTAGCAGTTAAAGCAAATTGAGCAGATCTAAACACCCCATCTTTATCTCGTAAACGAATTGTTAGTTTAGTTGGATCTCTTGTTACAACAGATTTTGCAAAGTCAGGAGAAACAGCAACGGTGTTTACTTGATATTCTCCTTTTGGTATAACTTTTTGTAATTGATCTTGAACAAAACCAACTTGAAACTCTGCTAAGTTCTGCATTTCTTCAATCATATAAGCAGAGCTTTGATTTTCCCAGCCTTTCAAACTTTCTACCATCTGTTTTAATATGGCCTGCAATCTAGCTTGAGAAGCTGGAGTGTTACCTTCTACATCCCTAATTTTTCTTAATACATCTAAAATTACGTCATTAAATTGACTTGCAATTTGAAATTGCACTTTGTTACTGTATCTATTCAGATCAATAGCTTCTCTATAAAACGCTTCTGGTGTACTCATTCATCATCTGTAGCTGGTTCTTCTGGTGGTTCTATTTCTGCTAACCCTCCGTTTTGTGTGCTTTCTATCTCTTCTTCTATATCAAAATCATCACCAAGAATCTCACCAGTAGATAGTTGATTTAGTAATGTCTCCTGTGAAATAGTGCCAGCAGTAAATAATGTTAATAGGCTTGTTATTTCTTGTGGATCTAGTCTGGCAGAAACAAAGTCTCTGTTTACAAAACTGCTTCCAGCATTAGCTTCGTTAAGATATTCGCTGTGAAATCTAAGGCAGTTATCAATCAAATCTTGCATCTGCTGTGCAATCACCATCATGGTGCTGTCATTCTGTGACCTATCTATTCTTTTGGCCTCTGCTGTTTCTCCTACTAATTTCTGCCCTAAAACAGCCGCCAAAGATAAAGTATTTATCTGTTCTTTTAAGTCGCCAAGTCTTTTAAACTGGCTGTCATAGCTGTCACCAGAAGGGCTGACATATTCCATTCTTGACTCTGGTGGTAATGATAATGCTTCATTTGGGCCTGTTGTTATCTCGTCTGCATTTGGATAACCAAAAACTGCAAGTAATGGAACAGAACTAATATGCAAAATATTATCCAAATCTGATTGTATTTGATAATGTTTAAGGTTTAGCTCTGCTATGTCATACAAAGGACTACGGCTTTCGTAAAAGCCAACTCTATTTGCGTAGGCAATAGCAAAAGGTATCTTATCTTTTAGGCTCATTTCACCTTCATCAAATAATTTATATTCACTATTTTTTTTATCCTTTCTATGAATCTCATATCTGCCACGTTCTAAAACTCTAATCTGCTTTACTTGTTTCTCTCCATACTTTCCATCAGGTTCTACAACATTTTCCAACAGCCTTAACTGTGTAAGCTGTCGTGAACCGTCTATAATTTCACTTCTCCACCCAAGTATATTTCTTGGTGAATATGTAACCCAGTAAGGTCTGGTTTTATCTCCTTCTCTCGGTGCATCTACTAAAACACCAACATGACCAAAAGAAATTGCAGTTCTTACTGTCTCGTAAAGCCAAACGTTTAGATCATTTCCCTCAAGGTCAACATCAAAAAGTTGCTCACGAACAAGGTCTGAAACATCGTCTAAACGGACTGGTTTTCTAGTTATCATGCCAGCCAGCATTTTTTCTATTCTCTGCAAGTAAGGTACAACAGTAGATCTTGAAAGCCGCACGTCATATGAATCATCAGTTTCTCTGGCCTCTTGCGGTAAGTATTTTCTATGCTCACTCCTAATCTTGTATGTGCCTTCCTTTAAGTCTGTAATCAAATCCCAAAACTGTGCCATCCTCTGATATGCCGCATTTGGTGACTCAACTGTTGAGACAGCCTGTGTTATAGGTTGGTTGTAAATATTTAATGAGCTATACACAGTTTTTCCTCATAGTACCATTGCTTTTAATATATTCTAATTCCTGTTGGTCTGCCTGCTTTACCATGAAGCAAATTAAACTCTCTGAAACAAAGATACCCAAGAGCATCATTCATGTGGTCGTAACCATTCTGTTTGTCTGGGTCTCCTGTCTTTTCATCGTAACTTTGCAATTCAAGACATTCAATCAAACGAGTGCAACGGGCATGAATCGCCAAACGTCTTTGCCCTTTGCCGTTTTGTAGTAACGCATTGACGGTTGCAACTCTATCTTTGATAAAGGGATTGCTCTTGTGAGCCATTGAACTGAATCCGTAACTTTCGAGAATTGCAATGTCTGTTTTTGATGCGTTGATCGTTGAGCGTGCTGAGCCACTTGCGTCTGGGTAAACTAATATTCTGTTTGAAGGGTAGCGTCTTTTTATCTCCTGTGCCAAAGCATCAGTATCTTTTTGTTTTGATATTTCATCAATGATCACCAGCTTATCGCCATCTTTTATTCCAACAACTGCGTTGCAATTCATCACGTTAAAATCAACCCCGATTCTTAAAACTTCCATCTTCGTATCAAATGAAATTTGATTTATAACATGATGATTCCGGTCAAAACGGTCATAGACTTGGCCGCTTGTGAGGTTAACCCATTGACCAAGTAAATAAGCTTTTATTAACTGCGGTGGATAATTTTCTTCAAGAGATGGAATGAACGTATCAGGAAGATAAGGATTATCAGCCGTTTTTGCCTGTATCAATGCAGTATCAGATTTTTTATTTTTTTCAAATGTTTCAAAAGCCCAGCCGTGACCTTCTGGAGTTGTTGTTGCATAAAACTGTTGAACATTACCTGATCTAAGTCTTGCGAGAGCCATATTCATAGCGGATTCAGCATCACGTTTGGGTATAGTGTCTGCCTCATCAAATCCAACTGCACAAAGGTTTTGTCCTCTTAATCTTTGGTATGTAAGCATCGTCCTTAACAAAATCGTATGTGTTCCTTCCTCCCAAGAAAGTTGGTACTCAGGTAAAGGTGATGCTCTAAATGTGTAAGGTATTTGCCATTGGTCTAATAATTCATTAAATGTACGAATTAAAATGTCACGAAGCATGGGCGCTGTTGGTTGAAAGACAGCAGATACATGGCCGATGTTCATACAAGCAAGCATTACAGCTTTTGAACAAAGAGCGTAAGTTTTACCAGCACCGAAACCACAGACAAGAGCCAGTTTTCTATGGTCGATGTCTTTACAAAACTTTTCTTGATGAGGAAGTAAATCTTGATAAATCCTATCTATTGTTTGCTGTGTTGTTGGAAGATTATATGCACCGACTTCATATAAAATATTTCCAGCTTTTGCTGTATCTAAAATACTCACGAAATAATTTGTGCTAATCGGGCTGCGGTATTGATAGCACCAAGAGCGATATGCAAATGACCTTTTTCTCTAGCTTCCATCTGTAGCGTTGCAGCCTGCGCTAAAAGATTTGCCACCATTTCTGGTCTTTCCATATCCCAATCGGCTTTCATTTCGGCTCTTACAATTTCAAGATATTTGTCTACAGATTTATAACCAACCCCCCATTTTTTAGAGGCATATTCTATGCAGTCGGATCTACGACCACCTTTGGCAATAATCTTGCCAAGTTCTCGTGACCTGATCAGTGTTTCTATTTTTGTGCCTTTTTTAGCCATTACATAGATGTTACATGCAAATGAGAAAATATGAATATTTGTGTAATTTGAGACTCAATTGAGACTGATAGGTGTTCCCACGTTCCCATGTGTTCCCAGAAATGCTTAAGACTTACCTAACCCTATATATACCCCTAATATACCTATTATTATATTTATATATAAAACATAGAGAACATAGAGAACATATAT